CTGTTACAACCCCACCCCTCCAGCTCCCCCCGGATCACGGAACCCATTCTCGCACAAGAATGGAGCGTTCCCCGCTGAGCAGTGCAACACTGGCATTCTCTGCCGAATCCGCCAGGCCCGCAAGGCCGGATTGAAAAGAGAAAAGTGGCTCTACGACGCTATGAGCTATAAGGTCAAGGATGCGTCATCCCCGGTTATCCCATGCTCTCAGTGGACCATCACTGAGCAACGACAACTTTTGCGCATCAAACGCGCAAACAAAAGGTACAATCGCGCCGTAAATCACGAGCGCAACGGCAAGTGCTATCTAGCACCTTTTCCCCACGAGTGGCGCCCTGCCCTCGTTCACCGGTTTGGAGGTTACCCCTCCCTCTCTGCCTTGACGACCATGTACAAGACCATGGGCCACGTCAAGATCCACTACAGCCAGTTCAATGGCTCGCATCATCTTTCGGTCCGCCCCCTCCTTGTTGGTCAGGTGCCTGGCTACAAAAGCTCCTCGGAGGACGTCATGAACATGACGTACTCTAAGGAGATTACGGTATCCGACCTCGCCAATGTCGAGGTCTACAACCCACGGTTCCCCGTCGCAGGCACTCTCCGCACAACCATGGATCAGCTCAAGAGCACGATCCACTACGACGCGGTCACGCAAGCTTTGGTCGCCCCTGTTCTGGATCAGCTCGAAAGAGACGTCCAGACCGGTCAATGGAAATGCTCCGACGTCGTGGCTACTCTCCTTTCTGGCAAAGGCATCCCCATCGCCAGCAACCGGATCAGAGAGCATGATCACGGTGGTCACAAGTACGTAGAGGATCACCTCTACTACACCGTCTACCCAAACTGCATGCCAAAGGTCCCAACTGCAGTTTTTTTTGCCAAGGACGCGAAGTTCCGCAAGCTTCAGAGCTTGCACCCACACTTCACCACCCTGATCAACGAGCGGCTGACCATCAAAGATTGGGGTAGGTACAGAGAAAGCTCGTGGCCCGCCACAATTGACTGTGAGCAAGCGCTTTTCTGGGACTCTGGCCATTACACTTCGGAACTTTTCGTTGCCATGGTGCGGGTTAAGTACCCCACCTTAAAACGAATTTATTTGGGGAGCATCATCCCCCCTGAAAGTTCAAAAGGCCAAAGCAGCGCTTACCCCCACTTTTACCGATGGGAATACTTGAACGACACAGAGTGCAAGTACACCCCCGAAGGTGATGATGCGGGCGCCTACATTCAACCTAGGTCAGCTCACAAGTGGCTCAACCCAGGTAGTCGCGTGGCCATTTTTGCTGAGGCTAAAGTCAAGTTCTACAGCGAACCTGTTGTAGCTTTCATGGCTCACTGTTTGATCGCCTGTACCGACGAACCACCCAGTGTACCCATGCCTCTCTACCACGTCAATTCCCCCTCCCTGATTATGATTCCCCAACCTTGGGTTCTTCCCCTCAAGAAGAAGAACACCACTCGCGGGGACGTCCTCGTGCCAAGCGAGGCATACTCAAAAGCCTTCTGGTACAAAAGAGGCTTGGCCAAAAGGGATGAGAAAGACGTGGTGTCCAAGATAAAAGCCCAGATGACTGCCGAGCGATTCGACCAGATCGACGACGCCACTTGGGAAATCCTGCGCATGTCCGTTGACGTAGCAACTTCTTCTGGCCTCTCTCTCCCCGCCTTCAGCGACTTCACCAGTGTGACAGTCGCTTCATATTTAAAACCGTGGATCGTCAAGCTGCGCTTGAACGAACCCACGAAGCCCCTGGACCTGGTTTGCGAGGCTGCCTGGCACATCATGTGCTTCCTCCTACCAAAATGGTGCACTATTCCTGCCAAAGTGTACCATGCTGGTTTGCAACTCGCTACAGCCGATACGGAATTGGACATTCTCTACGCTATCGGCTCCACCCTGCTCGCCACCATCTTCCCCACCATCTCCCTGATCTGGTTCACCTTGAAATTGGGCCACTCAGCAACCTTGGTGTGGATGAGCTTTAAGAACGCTCAAATCCAATACTTATTGGATGAAGTGCTGGACAACCACGTTTCCTGGAGTTTCCCCCGCGTCTCTCAAGTGTGCTTTACCAGGCCCGAGTCTGTGAAGTACGCTTCCGCGCTTTTTGACAAAGTGACTCGGCAAGACGTGGAAGGTGACGAGATCTGCCTCCATTGCCCCTTGCACTGTGAGCCAGGCGCTTGCAAGAGCACCAAGGAAGAGACGCCCCTTTGCCCCTGCTGCCGAGCCTTCCCCGTCGGTAAGTGCCACTGCCCAAGGGTGTTGAACCTGGAAAGACTTCCCCAAAATGAGGTCCAGGCTGACGCCATCCCCGTGGTGACACTCAACACAAAAGTTCAGGATTGGCTCTCTGCTCAGGACGCAGAAGAGTTAGGCCCCTTGGATTCTGTGAGCGCGGTAGAACTCACACCCTCCACGATCTCCAGTGTTGTGCGGCTTCGTTCCAAAGCTCCCGCCCCGGCAAGTCCCACTCCTTCTGAACACAGCCAGCCCAAGCTGAGTTCACAAAACAGATTCGCCCTTTTGGAAAGTTTGGGTGAGGAGGAGGACGTGGTCGTGAAGTTGCCTGCCCCCGTGGCCGGCAAACACTCCCAGGACTTCCAAGACTCTCCTTGCGTGCCTGGTCACAACGGGGAACCAACGGTGGAGCCAGTTCAGCTCCAGGTTCACAACGGTGTTCAGGTCCTTGAAGCCACCACCGCGCAACCTGCCGTGGAATTCACCAGCTTCACGGCCGCCCACACGACCTGCCCCTGCCCCGACCATGCCACTTCCGACGACCGTTCAATTGAGGACATGGCCTGGATCCAATGTCAGGCTGGCTTTGGCTTCTGGGCCGACAAAGGCACGCCCGACGGAGCACCTTGTCACGTTTGCGCTCCCGCCCCCCCCCTCGGCCCCCGAGCATCCGGTCAACTGGCAGTTTTCCCCTTCACCCTCTTCGGCCTGGCTTCTAAGTTGGTTCATGCCCCCTACCACCCCAACTTGAAAATAGTCCCTGGCATTGCTGGACCCACCATTCCAGTAACCTGTGCCCTCACGGCAGTTGCGGAGGCAATGAACGTCCGCACGGAAGTGGTTTGGAATAGCGTGGCTGACACAATCGGGTCTGACTGCACCACCAAGGTGTTGCCGTCCCCTGGGCTGGATGAGCGCTTCCTCAACTACGTGGCTCTCCGATGGGGTGTTGCCTTCAAACTCCACGGGGTCGACAAGAACATCCCCCAGATTGTCGGCGTGCGGGATAAGGCCGTCTTTCACCTCACTCTCACGGAGGTGAAAGGAGTACCCCACTGGCAGGCTGGAGGACCCTCGGTGCAGACATACAAGCCGAGGGATCTTCCCACGAAGCGGTCTCCTCCCACCAAGCTCACCACCAACTTCCTGAAGTACTTGGACGATTATCGCACCCCCGACCATGGGGCGAAGATCGCTGGGACCTGGAACACTGCCACAACTGATCATTCTCGCGCTAAGCTCCTCGTTAGCCACCTCAAGAATGACCTCGAGGGCAGGATGTTCAGGAACGAGGGCAAGGTGTTCGTAAAGGATTTTTGCAAACGGTTGGACGCACTAGTTGACGCTCAGCAAGGAAAATCCAGGGAATACCTGATCAGGAACGCTTTTGGGGCCGCTGGATCCGGCAAATCTGACCCCGTGATGCAGGCATTACGGGATGGAAAAAAATACCACGGTAAGGGAGTCTGGAAACTCTCCTGCCCCAGAAAAACCTTGAGAGACGCTGTGGCTAAGGTCCTTCAATTGGGACCCAACGCTTACCAAGTCTCCACTTGGGAAAAAATCTTCATCATCCAAGGTGAAGTGCTAATCACGGAAGAGGACAGTCTGAGCACATCCGGCATGACTGACCTCCTCCTCTATTTAAACCCTAATTTACGAGCTGTGCTCAACACCGGCGACCCGACACAGAGTCTGTACCACTCTGTGAAAATGGAGAGCACGCTGAACACCATAGACAAGGAAATTGTACACCACGCCAAGTTCGGTGGTGACTACCTCCTGGACGTTCACCGTTCTCCACAGCTCATTGCACATCGGCTCGGCCTAAGGACCACGTCCCCCGAGCCCGGCGCCGTGAGGATCATGACCGCCCCCACCAGACAATACCCTCTCATCGTGGCCACAGACAACGAGCAACTGGCTCTAGCTCAGTCAGGTTATGACGTCTACACGATAAGTGGTTATCAGGGCCAGCAGGCGCCGATCATCCAAATTCGTGTTTCGGTGAGCATGCTGGAAAACGTCGGGGAAAACGACTTAGGTTCTGCCTGCACAAGAGCGCAGAAAGAGATTTGGCTGATCCCCGTGATGCGCACTCTGACCTTGCCGCTGCTTAACTCGCACAGATTTTTTGGCTGCTTGTTAGGGTCCAGCCCACCCATCCCCCACGAGCAGCGATTTTCTCGAGAGTTGCAAGGGATGAACCTGATTCGGCTGCCAGACAGCGAGTTCCAGGCCATCGTCAAGGCTCGTGCCACTGTCAAGAGAGCATCCGGCCAGTACACCCCTGCGTACGAGCGTGCCCCGGCCCCAATGAGAGTGTTGCTCCAGCACATCCCAAGTGTGCCGGTTCCACCCGACTTCCTGCCTGAGGACTTCACGCCTGAGGATTCCCCCTTCAACACCCATCTTCCCGCTCCCGATACTGAGTTCATCACGGAGGTGCTTCAGGAAGGCAAGAAGTTGCTCAGAGAAGACTTGGAACTCCAAGGATCTCATCAAATGAGTGAGCTCTTTTTGGATCAGGAAGGGAAACAGGCTCGCACCGGCATCATGTTCCAAAGGCAGAAGCCAAGTGATGCAACGCTTATGGCCGCCACCATCAAGAAAAGGATGAAGAAAGGAACCCCAGCTCAGAATCAGGCCGACTTTGATTCATCCGACATCTTGGCGACCAGCCTGTTTGAGGCGTACCGAGCAAAGTTCAAGATTCGCGAGCAGCCCTTTGACGAGGACCTCTTCCTTCAATGCTTTGAGGAAAATGAGCTGACTGCCCTTTTCGGCAAGACGGAAAAGGCCTTGATCAACAACCAAGGCAGAGCCGACCCTGATCGCCCGATCACACTGCTCAACCATTTCTTGAAAGCCCAGTTGAAAGGCAAGATGGAGGCTCTCCTCGTTCCTGGAAAGGCTGGCCAGACCTTGGCCACATGTCACACGGAGATCCTCATCTGGCTTGGCGCTGTGAATCGCTACCTGCGGCACAAGAAAAAAGAGACCAGGCCAGACAACATCTTCATTCACTGCGGTACGACCACTGAGGACCTTTCTAACTGGTGTCGCAAGTACTGGAAGGATGGTGTCTGCACCACGAACGACTACACGGCATTCGACTCCACGCAAAAAGGAGCTAGCGTTCGGTTCTGGGTCATGATTGCAGAGATGTACCATCTCCCTGCGAAGCTGATAGAGCTCTACATCTTTTGGAAGCTCAATTCGGTCAGTGACATCATTGGGCCAAAGGCTGTGGGACGTGAAACCGGCGAACCCGGCACCTACGATGACAATAGTGACTACAATGGTGCTAGCGTCTGCCTGCAGTTTGAGATCTCGGACGACACCGCCATGACCATTGGAGGTGACGACTTCGCAGCGGCTGAGGAGTTGAAGGAGCGAGAATCCTACAAGAGGATAAAGCACCTTGTTGACACTGAGTCCAAATTGGAACTGACCGAGAAACCCATTTTTTGCGCAAATCGTCTGACCAAGCATGGCGTGTACAAGGACCCCATGATCATGATGCTCAAAATTTTTGTGCATTATGAGCGCAAGACTTTGGACCTTATCGCCCAGTCGTACTGCTTGGAGCTCACCTCAGCTTACAGTCTCGGTGAAATTTTGTGGGATTACGCTTCCTTTGAAGAACTCATGGCCTTGAAATGGTGCTTGAACTTCTTTCATGAGAAGTTCCCGCACATCGCCACCAGGTACTTCGGTCGTCGCTCCACCAGGTTCACCCTCTCTGACATCTGGTCTGCACTCCATAAGAAACTGCAGCACCTCCGAACCTGGAAGCAAAGGTCCCGGCGGCTCGAAAATCGCACTCTGACGGAGTTGCGCTCCGTCCATCAACGCCTACACGGGAAGTTCGCTGTCAGCGATGCTTTCCTACAGGGGTTTTTCTTGTGATTGAGTTACCTGGGTCTCTTGAGTCAATAATCAAACGCCCAACCCAAACTCAAGCTGTC